TTAATTACTTTTAAATAAGAACCACCTAATTCTTCTATATAATCTACTGTACAACCAAAAACGAACATTTCTGCCATAGGATCTAACCAAAGATTCTCCACAGTCGGTTCAGCATCAGTCATACCCCATTCGTAAGTAAAACCGGAACAACCACCACCTTTAACAGCTAGTGATACATTAGGTTTACCTACCTTTTTTAAATATTCTTTTGCTCTATCAGTTACTTGTAATATCATATCATTGAAATTGCTTTTTCTAAAGTTTCTTTATTTCTACGAGTCCAGCCTTTACCAAAGGTATTAAATGTTTTTAATGATTCATAAAAACTTTGTCTTATATCATGATATTCAGTTATAACTTCTGCTAATCCTTCTTGATCAACATATTCATTCAAAGTTTTTAAAGTGTTTGGTCCTATTCCACCATCCGCTACTGTACCAATCATTTTTTGTAATTTTTTAGCTGCTCTACCTGTTCCAGAATTAACAGCCCAGTCAAATACAGCAAGATCTAACCCAGATGGTAAATGATCACATTTACATCTATCCCAATAATTCTTTTTATAAATTGGTCCTACATCTTCTTCTGTAAGATCTTTCATATTTTTAGATCCACCCCATTCTTCGTATACTCTTTTAGTTACACCAAGATTAGTTTCACCACCAGGATCCTTGGGATGATTAACGTATCCACCCTCGTGATGTAATATAGTTTCTAAACATTTGTCAAAATTTTCAGTGGCCATTATTATATACTCCTTATAATGGAATTAAAGGACAAGTTTCCCTGTCCTTTAATATTTATACTCATTTTTCTTTGTAGAGCTGAAGTGTTTCTTGATTAAGTTTTGCTGTAATTTGATCTACAGTCCATTTTGGATAATCATGTTTAAGCATATGTGCTATTTTACGATTAGCTTCCATTTGACGAGCTAATTGAAAACCTAGCATTATGTTTAGTAAAACACTTTTTAAAGAAACAAATAATCTTTCAAGCAGATTCGTTGAGTAGTTGAGAACTAGAGTTGTCATTGGTTTTTCTCCCAGTTGTTCCAATTGAAATTTTCTGGGGTCGCATCTTTTCAGGTAGGACTACTTCTATAGAGACCGTAAGTATCCCGTCCTTCATATCTGCACCACTGACTTCTGCGTATTCCGATAACCTAAACGATTTATAGAATTTACGAGCACTAATACCTTTGTAAACATATTTGTCTTGATCTCGTTTTTGTTCACGCTCACCTTTAATAGATAACACGTGATCTTTGAGTTCAATTTCAATATCCTCTTTAGAGAATCCTGCAATAGCCAATTCAATCTCATATTTCATGTCGTCTTGTTTGACTACATTATGAGGTGGATAAGTATCTTTTGCGTGATTTGTTACTCTTTCGAGTTCATCAAAGATGTGATCGAAACCTAAAAATGCGTTTCGTGGAAAATGGAAATTACCAGTCATTGTTGCCTCCTATATTAGCAAGGTTAATAATGGACCCACACCATGTGGCATCCATATATTATATATAATTACTTTTTTGAAAATGTAAAGAGCTAAGTGTCAATTTTTTTAGAATCATCTAATAAAAATTGTTCAATGCGCTCATGATTAGATAAAGGTATTCTTTGAGTTACTATTGGATCTTTTCCATTATGAATTGTGCATCCTATTTCCATTAATGTATATTCACCGTTTTCCACTGGCCCAAAATTAGCTATCATATTATCTCGTAAACCATCAATTAAATTGTTTATATTTTTATCATAAAATTTAGAACAATCCATAAAAGAATTAAATCTTAATTGCTCAGTTACTCTCCAAGCAATATTATTTTCTGGGTGTAACATAAACATAGCATATATCACCCAACCGTATACAGAAGCTGCAGCCATTAATTATTACCTATATTATATTTGGGACACAACTCCCAGTTTTCCTTATCACTATATGAAATAATTTTAATTTGTCTTAATGGTGCCATAGGTTTAAGTTTTTCTTTATCTTGAACTATAATTAAACCCCAGTCACTCATAAGTTGCACAATAGTATTCCTACGTCCAATATCATTTTCTTCAAGATTAGATTTTTTACCATCTAATAAGAATAACTCTTTAAAATGCACTATGAAATATCTACCTTGTTTATGTAGAATATGACATGATTGAAATAATTTTTTTTCTTTACGAGATGCTACACCAATTCTCGTTAACGTTTCGCGAACCTTTAAAAAATCATCAGGTTCGTTTAATGTTACCTCTAACATAGAGGCAGGTGTCCATTCGATTATATTATGATTTTTTTCCACCTTTATAAACTTTCTTTCTAATAATTTCTATTTGACTTGGTGAAAGAAGTTTATGTGCAGCCTTAGCTTTTTCGTTACTATACCCATAATACTCTTTTATAATTTCCAAATCATCTATAATTTGCGGTTTATTCCATTTACTAAACCGTTTCTTTTTTCTAATTATATTTATAAAAAAGTCAAATTGTAAACGATTATCCAAATGTGCATTTTTATTCATTTCATTTGCATATATTATAGTATCACGGAAATAAGATAATCCTCTATTAACCATAAAAGCATTATATTGTTTTTCAGCGATATCATCAACCATTATATCTTGCTTACTATAATTTATAGAATTTAAATATTGAAAAGGATTCATATTATAATTATACCATATTTTTATTAATTTGTAAACTTATTTATTCATAAACTCTATTATGTGTATCACTACATCTAATAAAAGTTGTACATTTAGGAATAGCTTTAACATCCCTTGCTCCAATATAAGTACATGTGGATCTTAAACTTCCAAGAAGATCTTGCACAGTTGGTCCGACTGGACCTTTATATGGAATCACTACTTCTTTTCCTTCAGAAGCTCTATAATCTTTTAACCCACCAAAATGTTTATCATTAGCTAATGTTGAACTCATACCATAAAAATGAACATTTTGTTTTATACTTGTTTCTCTATGAGCTTCTTGACCTTCAACAAATAATGGAGAACCTTTTTGACCATTACTTTTTATTTTTGAAGTAATATGTTCAGATTTTATTATTTCACCACCACCTTCAGTATGACCAGCTAACATTCCTCCCAACATAACGAAGTCCGCTCCTCCTCCCAAGGCCTTAGAGATATCTCCTGGTGACGTACAGCCTCCATCAGCAATAATAGAAGCACCGAGGCCATGAGCAGCGTCGGCACATTCCACCACGGCCGAGAGCTGCGGGAAACCGACTCCAGTTTGTATACGAGTAGTACAAACAGAACCAGGCCCGATACCACATTTAATAACATCTGCACCATTAAGAATTAACTCCGATGTCATATCTCCAGTTACAACATTACCAGCCATAATAATCAATTCAGGAAATGCTACTCTAATATTATATATAAAATTACTAAAAAATTCAGTATAGCCATTAGCAACATCTACACATAAATATTTAACTCTTCCATCTGTTAATTCATAAACTTTTTTAAATTTTTCTAAATCTTCTTCAGTAGCTCCAATAGACATAACAGTATAATTAGAAATAGCATCTAAAGATTGCTGAGACCATTCACCTTTTGTTGGATCAAAATATTCGGTTAATTCATTTACAGAATAAGTTTTAACCAAACAAGTCATGATACCTGACTTTCTTAATTCACTTGCCATGGCAAATGTACCGACTCCGTCCATATTAGAAGCTATAATAGGTATACCATAAAAACGTCTATCTTGGCCTTTAGCATTGCAAAATTCCAATCTTCGAAATAAGTCAACTTCTTTACGACTTTTTAAAGTAGATCTTTTTGGTTTTAAAAGAACATCTTTATAGTCAAGTTTAATTTCGTTTTCAATCAGCATTTACTTTCCTTTCTATACAAACGAATGCAGAATTATTTTCATAAGTAAGAGTGTGACCTTTTGCTGCTCTATCACACATTGGTTTAAACACAAACTCACCTACTTCTTCAACATGATAATTATTAGTAGATAAAGCAGTTACCATTATTAGTACATATATCATTATACACCATGCAATGTAAATAGAGCTTTACAACCATTTAAACTATCTACAGGACCTCTACGAAACACTACCCATCGATGACCCCAAGCTGCAGGATACTGAGAATAATTCAATGTCATATAATCTTTAAAACTTTTACCAGTAGTCCAAACATCATCACATATTAAAGGCATATCATTTTTATTACCTGAAGCATATTTATTTAAAGCGTCTGCGAATGGAATACCACCTCTAGGAATTCCTTCTGCTTTATAAAAAGGTTTATCACTATATTCTACTACCATTTTAGCTAAACAATCCCAATCTTCAAAATTAAAAGCATCACATTCTATTTTAAAAGATAAAGATAAACCAGCATGAGATCTAAAATTTTCCCATTTAAATAAATTATTCATAACAAAAATTCCTAAAAAATTTACATGTATTATTATTTTTACACACCTGTTCGTGTTTAGCATTTTCCCAGCAGTCACCCGTACCACCGCGCATTTTTACAAATTTTGCAAATCCATCATCAATTGATAACATTATAATAGAAGGAAAAACTAACCCCATAGTTACAATCCAAAAGAATGCCCAACCAAAGCCTTTATTATGATATGGTTCCATTATTTAAACTCTACATTGGCCATAATTTCTGTTAAACATGCTACAACATTTAACTCATGATCGGCCACAAAGGCATGCTTATATTGATAATCAGCTAATATTAAAATTAATTGAGGAAGTGATTCGGGTTTTAAATTATCCATTGCATTATCATAAAGACCTCTAAATATAGCTGAGGCATCCACATCAATATTATTACTAACCCATTGTCTCATACTTTTAAAATCTTTATCTTTTAGAAGTTTAAATAATTCTATATAAGAATTAGATTTAATAGGTACTTCCATAATGCTTCCACCAGAACTATATCTTTGCAATTCATTTAAGATACGTCTCCAATCTGGAGCAAATTTCATAATAATATTAGCTATAACTTGTTGATCATGATGAACACCTTCATCTTCTAGTATTTTTTGTGATCGTTTTAAAAATTGAGCACAAAGACTAGCTAAATCTTTTTTGGAAGTATTAAATTCATATACTCCACAACGTGAATGTAATGGTTCAATAATTCTATTTTTAAAATTACAAGTAAGAATGAATCTACAATTATTTGCAAATTCTTCTATAAATCCACGAAGTGCAGGTTGAGTGGATTGTGGGTTTAAATAATCAGCCTCATCAAGTATAACTACTTTAACTCCACCTTGTAAAGAAACAGAACTAGCAAATTGCTTTATCTTTCCACGTAATGTATCGATATTGCCATCTTCAGATGCGTTAATTACTATATAATCTAAATTTAATTGATTACATAATACTCTAGCAACTGTAGTTTTGCCAGTCCCAGCAGTACCACTAAATAACATATTAGGCATATCACCTGTTTCAACAATTTTTGAAAAAATTGTTTTTAAATGATCAGGTAAAATAGTTTCGTTTATATTTTTAGGACGGTATTTTTCAACCCATAGAAAATCATTAGACATATTGTCTCCATAATATAATTATATAACATATTTACTAAAAAGTAAATATTATTTTTCAGAAGCCATCGCTGCTTCCTGCTCAAGATTTTCTACAATCTGAATTACTTGAATACATTGATCTCTTAAACCACCAATAGTTGATAATTCTTCGCCTTTAAAAGCTCCGCGTTGAGTCATTGCATCAATAACAGCTACCATACTTCGGCAAGATTTACCAGACAAATCTTGTAATTGTTTTAAAACAATATTTTCTTCAGGTGTTTCTACAGCCGCTTCTGTTTTATTTTTATCATTCATCTTTTACTCCTATGATGAAAAGGTTGAGGATTTTTCTACTGCAATCCAATATTTAACATTACTTTCAGGATTACTAAATTGTGAAATTAGTTTAGATGAAATTTCAACATCATAATTCCCAGGAATAATTTTTAAATTATTAATATTTAACATAAAGTTAAATGTACTACCTTCTGGGTATTCACCATCAACATCTATTGAAAATACATTAGATGTACTATTTTGTGGATCAACCACTGATAATTTAATTATATTATTTTCATTAGTAATTGAAACTTCATTATATCCTAATGTAGAACAAGCTTTTTTCAATTTATTTAAAACATCATTATCTAATTGAAATTTAACTTCACATTCAGGCATTGTTATATCCTTTGAAGGCGTAGTTAAAGTATCTTCTGATGAAAAGAAATATTTAATTTTTGATCGACCAGATGAATCACTAATCATAACGTAATCTTTAGTTTCAAAATTTAAATTAGGAGTATCTACTAAACTTAATACACCAATAAATTCACTTAAATCGTATATACCAAAATCTTGTGGTATTTCTTCACTTATTGTAGCACTAGCTAAAATATTTTTAGCTTCACTAACAGTTTTTAAAACATTACCTTGTTTAATTATAATGTTTTGATTGATACCAGAAAAGTTTCTAAGTATCGTCATTGTATCTTCAGAGAATTCCATAATATGTCCCCATTATTTTATTTATGTTATTATATATTATAAACCATTTCATCATAAATGTAAACAACTATAATGCTATTTTGGAAAAGTTTTTTACTTTTTTAAATTCTATTTTTTCGTCAAATCTATTGTCCAATATTTCTCCCTTATGTGATATTACAAATGTATTGGTATCTTCAGGAAGTGTTAATAATATTTTTAATAAATTATCTACTCCTTCATGATCCAAACTTGAATCAAATGTTTCATCTAGTAATAATAAATTAGTTGAAACTGAATTTTTCATTTTAGCTATTTGTCTCCAAGTAAATAATAAAGCTAAATCAATCCGTTGTTTTTCACCCTCAGAAAATGAATCATATGTAAACTCATCTCTATATCTTGACCTTATAGTTTCTTTAAATTCTTCGTCTAAATCAAAATGTACATAAAAATCCAATACTTGTAAATACTTATTTATTAATTTATTCATAACTGGTAAATATTGTTTTATAATTTTTGTTTTTATACCAGTATCTTTTAACATCTCACTCATAGCAGAGTTATAATTATACTGTTCACTGGAAATATTTTTTTCCATATATAATTCAGATTTATCTTCTATGTATTTTTGTAATTGTCCTTTAGCTTCAGTTAAATCCGTAGTAACATCATTAGATAAAAATTCATTAAATTGTTTTATGTTATTTTGTAATGAACTAATTTCTTTATTATTTGTACTAATAAAATCAAACTGTTCCCTAACACTTGCTATGTTTTTATTCCAGTCATCTATAGATAAAGATATAGTTTCTGCTTCATCAATAATTAATTCCATTCTATCTGATAAACCTTTTGCTTCTGTTTTAGCTTCAGATAATACTGATGCTTTAACTTCTTTAGTAATTGGTTGTTTGCAGGTTGGGCAATCATTGGTAGTTTCAAAAAACTTAGCAGTTTTACCGATAGCTCTCATCTGAGTTTGTACTTCAGAATTTGCCATCATATTAATATTTTTTTGGTCGTGTAATTCTTTTAAATGTGTTTCACATACTGTTTGTTCATCACTTAAACCATTAGATATATCAGCATTTTGTTTTTGTAAATCTTTTATTTTATTTAAATTACTTTCTATTTTATTTTCATATTGCTGTTTATTTTCATCTGTTAAAATTTGAATGTCATTTATATATTTTTTTTGTGTTTCTATTTTATTAGTAGATATATCAAGTTTATAACTTAAATCTTTTAGTTGTTCTCTTAATCTAGAAGTTCTCTCTTTTAATATTGAATTCATTTTAGAAAAGATATTGATGTCCAGAAGATCCTCAATAACATTCCTTCTAATGTAAGCAGGTAATTGCATAAAGGGAATAAATGAGGAGGAACCCAACACAACTACCTGATGAAATGATTTATGAGTCAATTTCAAAATGTTTTGTTCAAGGATCTTCTGGTACTCTTTAGCATGTGAAGACTGATTGATCATTACATCATTTTTCCAAATTTCAAATATATTAGGTTTAACACCTCTTATTATTTTAAACTTAGAGCTTCCTATACTAAACTCAATTTCAACCACAGCTTGTTTACCATTAATAGAATTAATAAGCTGTGATTTACTTATATCGCGATGGGCTTTTCCAAAAAGACCGTATGCTATAGCATCTAATAGTGTGGATTTACCTGAACCATTTTGCCCAACTATTAATGTAGATTTTGCTTTGTTTAATGGTATTTCAATAAAAGTATTACCAGTAGAAAGAAAGTTTTTCCATTTAACTTTTTCAAATATTATCATGCTAACTCTAAAGATTGCGCTTCTGTCATTAATTCACGCATATTAGTTTTTATACGTTTTTTATCTAAATCTGTGTCAACTCCGTCGATATAATCATCTAGTAGTTGGTGGGTATCTTCGATATTTAACCCTTCATCTTCAACATTTCCACCTACAAATTCACTGAAATTTTCTGCTATTTTTAATTCATATATATCTTGGGTTTGAATCTTATCGATAAAATTATCAAACTTGGTAGAGTCATTTTTATTAATTACTACAACTTTAACAAATTTATTATTTAGATTTGAAACATTATAATTATTATAATCTATTTTTTCATCATTGTAAACAATTTTTTCAAATAATGTATTATTATTTTGGATTTTTTGTACTTCTCGAGTTTCTGTATCAACTATATGAAAATATTTTGGATTCCCTGCATCAGACCAAAAGAATTCCATTTGTGATCCTAAATACCAAATATTATCCTTACGTGAAGAAATATGGTAATGGCCAGTAAGTACCAATTCAAATTTTTGAAATAATTTATGATCCATTCCATCATGGCTTTGTATCCCTTTCATCATTTCAAATCCATTTAATTCTAAATGCGCTCCTAACCAATCAGCTTTACATTCTTTTATAAAATTCATAGATTTTTGATAATTTTCTGGATTAATCCATGGAAGTAATGCTAATTTTAAAGAACCATATTCCATAACAGTAGGTTCCATTATAATATGGATTTCATTCATATAATGACCTAAACATTCTTTTAAGGAATTAAGCTCATTTGTATTTTTATAAAATGTATCATGGTTACCTGGAATAATATCCATTTTCATACCACGATTTCTTAATTCATTTAAAAAACATTTTCTATTTTGATTAAGGGATTTAAAATTAACAAATTTACGCTGATCATAATAATCACCTAAATGTACAATTTGTTCTATTTTTTGTTTTTCACATTCTGGAAAAAATACTTTTTCATAAAATACTTCAGCATTATTTAAAAAAATTTCAGCTGAATTTCTTACACCACAATGGGTGTCATTCAATATAGCAATTTTCAATTCATAAACTCACTTAAATCCGAATCAACATTCACTGCTCTCTTTTTTCTATTAGCTATTTTTTTAGCAAATACTTTCACTTGAGTATCAGTGTCTTTAACTCTATCTATTCTTTCTTTTAAACCATCAACAAAATGTCTAACTACATGATGACTAGTATCATCACTACCTTCTTGAGATAAAAAGGTTTCAATACCAGATTGTGTTAAATATTTTAATTTAATTTCTTGTTGTTTCTTTTCTTTAGCAATTCTTCTTAAAAAAGCAAACCATGTTATTTGAGTAAAATATGCAAAAGCATTTGGTTTACCCGTTCTTGTAGCTGCTTCAATATCATAATTAGATATTGCTTTTAAACAATTTTCCACAGCATCCATAACCATTTCTTCTCTATATGTATAGCGTACAAAATTTGATTTGTGTGATAATCCTTCAGCTATTCTCAAAAAACATTGAGCTACGTAATTTGGAACTTTAGGGATATCTGTGTGTTTATGTTTAGCATTATTAACAGTATGCACATAATCAACAACTGCGGTTGAGAATTCAGCATTATTGACATAATGTATACTTTTTCTTCTAGCTTTAGTCATTATAACCTCACATATTAAATATATTATATACTAAATATAATTAATTGTATATAATTATATTTCTTTCTTAAACAAAAAGATAACTATTTACAGGTCACCGTTTTTGGTTTATAATTAATTAAGTATTTGGGAAAGGGGAATATACTAATGGAACGTTTCATCTTTTTTCCTAAATGGTATAACATTCGTGTCTTCATCACTGTCTCTTATTATATTTTTCATGGAATCTTCTAATAAATCATGCAACTCATCATCAGTCATATCATCAAATTCATCCAAATCAATAGGAGGTATGTCATTGTTTTCTTTTAAATAATTATTTAACTTAATTAAACATTTTTTATACATTTGTAGCAATTGTTTTGATGGAAATGTTTCACCAACAATATGCACTGCATTTATAGTATGTAATAGTTCCGGGTCTTCTTGGAAACTTAGCCATGGCCTAAATGAAAAGATTTTTACACCAGATTTTATACTAATATTTTCTACTAATAACATAGCAGCTCTAATAATTATAGAACTTGAATCTTCTGAATCCCATTCCACAACTTCACAGATTACTTCTTCACCGCTGGTTAACTTAAAATGTCTAATTTCTTTTTTATTCATAACTCTATATCAAATGTTTTAAAATTAAATTTTTCTTTTTCATATATTTTTAATCTTTCTTTTCCATGTTGCCAACAAAAATTCTTAATTTCTTTGGTACATATATTATCTATAATATCAAAAAGTTTAGTAGGTTTTCCATTATCCGACTTTCTTAAACCTCTTCCAATTGATTGAAGAACTCTTATTTGAGATTTTGATGGACTAGCAAAAATAATATTATGCAAATTCCTAATATTGATGCCAGTACTGAAAGTCCCCAAAGAAGCAACAATAATTCCATTTTTCTGTTTCTCTACAATTCCTCGAATAGCTTCTCGATCAGAAGTTTGTGTATTACCTGAAACGAAAAACACTTTTCTTTTTTTATTTACTCTATTATTTATTAATTCAAATAAGGGCTTTCCATGTTTATCAACCAAGTTAAAAAGTACTAAAGTGTTACCGTTTTGATCAATTGCTAAGTTAGTAATAAAATTATTTCTTTTTTCATTTTCTACTATAAATTCTATTTCTTCTTGGTAAGTTCTTTTTCCGAAAGATATTTTCATTTTGTTGTTATAATTTAAAATGATTCGTTTTATATCTAATTGAGCTAAAGTATCGCTATCTTGTAAAGCTTTGGTGGTAGTTACTTTATAAACTTTTCCAAATAACCCTTGTAAAACTAATTCATGTGTTTGTGTTCCATCCAGTGTACCAGTTGTTCCATATCTATATTCAGCTTCAGTAGATTTGTTCATTATATTCATTAATGATTTAGATTTAAATCCATGGCATTCATCACCAAATACAGCACCAAATTGTTGAAACCATATCTTAGGTAATTTATGAATAGATTGCCAAGTGCTTATAAAAATATTAGCTTCATCAGTTTTTTCTTTTCCAGAATAAATTTTATGAGCCATATTTTTAGGCATATTATAACTTACAAAATCAGAATGCATTTGTTCCACTAAACTAGTAGTAGGAACTATAACTAAAACTTTCTTATTAAAATTTGCTAAGAACCATCTTATTAAATAATATATTATTAAAGATTTACCAGAACCTGTGGGTGATAATAATATAGCCCTTTTATTTTTTATGGCATGAGCAATACCAGTGAATTGGTAATCTCTTAATTTCC